TGTACATTTTTTCTCGCGCGGAAATTTTAACCTATAGAAAGGAGCAAAAATATTGGAATATAAAGGATTGAACTACTTACGAAAAAAGTTAGCATTGACTAATTCTCGTGTAGATTTGAGATATAAGCAGTATGCTATGAAATTTAATGATGAACAATTTGGAATAACAATTCCACCTCAACTCAGAAATCAATATAGGTCAGTTTTAGGTTGGTGTACAAAAGCTGTAGATAGCCTTGCTGACAGATTAGTATTTCGTGAGTTTGAAAATGATGATTTTAAAGTTAATGATATATTCAAACAAAATAATCCAGATATATTTTTTGACAGTGTAATTCTATCATCATTAATTGCATCATGCAGCTTTGTGTACATTTCAAAAGTGGGAGAGGACACACCTCGCTTACAAGTTATTGAGGCTAGTAATGCGACCGGGATATTAGATCCTATTACTGGGTTACTGACAGAAGGATATGCAATTTTAAAAAAAGATGAAAACAGCAGACCGTTACTGGAGGCTTATTTCACAGAAAATGAAACAATTATTATCGATTCAAAAAATAAGAATGAAACTGTAATTAAAAATACAGCAGGTATCCCGTTGTTAGTACCTGTTATACACGCTCCTGACAGTGTGAGGCCTTTTGGTAGGTCAAGAATAACACGTTCTGGAATGTATTATCAAAAACTAGCTAAAAGGACATTAGAACGTGCTGACATTACAGCGGAGTTTTATTCATTCCCTCAAAAATACATTTTAGGAATGGATGCAGATTCAGAACCACTAGAAACATGGAAAGCGACAATATCTAGTATGTTACAAATTACAGCTAGTTCAGATGGGGATAAACCAACAGTAGGTCAATTCACTACTCCGTCAATGTCTCCGTTCACTGAACAGCTAAGAACAGCTGCTGCTTTATTTGCTGGAGAAACTGGGCTAACACTTGATGATTTAGGTTTCGTTTCAGATAATCCTTCATCAGTTGAGGCTATTAAAGCGTCTCATGAAAATTTAAGACTTGCAGGAAGAAAAGCACAGCGATCACTAGGAAGTGGACTTTTAAACGTTGCTTACGTTGCTTGTTGCTTAAGAGATGACTTTAAATACACAAGAGGACGATTTATCGACACTGTGCCTAAATGGGAGCCGTTGTTTGAAGCAGACGCTAATATGCTTACTTTAATTGGAGATGGAGTTATTAAACTTAATCAAGCATTACCAGGATACATTGATTCTAATGTGATTAGAGATTTAACTGGAATTAAAGGTGATATGAATGCTATACCTAAAATTGAAGAAGTTGAGCAAAAAACAAACATTTCTAATGATAAGCAAAAAAACAGAATAATTTCCACCTATGAAATTACATCACTTTTAAGTAATTATCAAAAAGGAGTCCTTTCGAAAGAAAATGGAATATTACTCCTAACCTCAACTGGAATGAGTAGGCAAGAGGCAGAGACTATGTTAAATAAAACAGAAGTAGCAGGGTTAAACAATGAATAATGAGATATTAGACCGAATTATTGAAACTTTTGAAAATAACTTAAAATTAGTCAATATCAAAGCAACTACTTATAAAGATGTTAATGACTATGCAATAGCAGTAGGAGAGGCGCTCTCAAATGCTTTTAAAACTCATATTGATAATAATGATTTCATAGAGGAAATACTAAACGATAGATTAAAAGAAAATCATAGGCTTATCACAAATAAAGGAAAATTTGTACAAGAGAGTTTAAACAAACAAGCAAAAATCGGTTTAGCAACACAAATTCCGGATGTAAACCAAAGTAGAATTGATGGTTTGGTTGGTAGATTGATAAGTGAAGATTTTGAAAAGTCAAAATGGCTTTTAGATTCACCTATAGTCAATTTCAGTCAATCTGTTGTTGATGATATGGTGCGAAAAAACGCAGAATTTCATTTTAATGTAGGTCTAAGCCCTAAAATCATTAGAGAGGAGACTGGGAAATGTTGCGACTGGTGTAAAAACTTAGTAGGTACTTATAGATATCCTGATGTACCAAAAGATGTGTACAGAAGGCATTCAAATTGTCGTTGCACCGTGGAATACATTCCTAAAAAAGGTGTTCGACAAGATGTACACACTAAACAATTTAAATAAAATTTGCCCTGCCGTATGGCACTAAACTAGGTAGATTGGAAAGGAGCAGCTAAATGGCAAAGTTTGGTATTCAAACTCCTTCACAATCGGTAATATTAGACTATAACGAAAGTCGTTATCAAGAAGCAGTGGATCTATATCAAAGAACAGGATTATTAATTTACGATTGGCAATTATATCTTTTAAAAGACATCATGGCAGTTGATGAAGAAGGACTGTGGACGCATCAGAAATTCGGATATTCGTTACCACGTCGTAATGGTAAGACTGAGATTGTTTATATTCTAGAAATATGGGCATTACATCAAGGTTTAAATATCCTACATACAGCGCATAGAATAAGCACCTCACATTCATCATTTGAAAAGGTTAAAAAATACCTTGAGAAAATGGGGTATGTTGACGGAGAGGATTTTAATTCCATTCGCGCTAAAGGTCAAGAACGTATTGAACTATACTCTTCTGGTGGTGTTGTTCAGTTCAGGACACGAACTAAGAACGGTGGTCTTGGTGAAGGGTTCGACCTCATGATAATTGACGAAGCACAGGAATATACAATAGAACAAGAATCGGCCTTGAAATATACGGTCACAGACAGTAAGAATCCAATGACTATAATGTGTGGGACACCTCCTACACCAGTTTCTATTGGTACTGTTTTTACTAAATATCGCGAGGCTTGTTTATTTGGAAAAAGTAAGTATTCTGGTTGGGCTGAATGGTCTGTTGATGCTGAAAGAGAAATAAATGACGTTGAAGCGTGGTATAATTCTAATCCATCCTTAGGTTATCACTTAACAGAAAGAAAGATTGAAGCTGAGTTAGGAGAAGATAAGCTTGACCATAACGTTCAACGTCTTGGATTTTGGCCAACATTCTCTCAAAAATCTGTTATCAGTGAGAAAGAATGGGACGGCTTAATGATCAATGGCAAAGAAGAATTTAAAGGAAAATTATATGTTGGAATTAAATATGGGAATGATGGGGCTAACGTAAGCATGAGTATTGCAGTTAAGACTCATAATGACCGTATTTTTATCGAAACTATCGATTGTCAAAGTTTGAGAAATGGTAATATGTGGCTTATTAATTTCTTAAAACAAGCGGACGTTGGTACTATCGTTGTAGATGGTGCTAGCGGTCAGAAAATGCTTGAAGAGGAGTTGAAAGACTATAAGATTAAGAACATTGTGTTACCGACGGTTAAAGAAATAATAACCGCTAACTCAGTCTTTGAACAGGGGATTTTCCAAAAATCTATTTGTCACAACGGCCAACCATCACTTAGAAAAGTTGCTACTAATTGCGAAAAGCGTAATATTGGTAGCAATGGTGGATTCGGATATAAATCACAGTTTGATGATATGGATATTTCGTTATTGGATAGTGCATTGCTAGCACATTGGGCTTGTCATTCTATCAAGCCTAAGAAAAAACAAAGGATAAGCTATTGATTAGCTTAAATTACCGAACGGTCGGGTAAACCGGATAAAAGGAGAAGAAAAATGACAGAATTTAAAGTAATTGAAACACAAGAACAATTAAATGCGATTATCAAAGCAAGATTAGATCGTGAGAAAGAAAAGTATGCTGATTATGATCAATTAGCAGAAAAGATTAAAAATTTAGAGACGGAAAACTTAAACTTAAAAGACACTATCTCAGCTAAAGAAGAAAGTGAAAGTACAAATCTTAATAGAATAGCTGAACTTGAAAAAAGTGTTAGTGGTTGGGAAACTAAAGCACTTAAACAACAAGTCGCTATAAAATATGGTTTGCCATTTGATTTAGCAGACAGATTACAAGGAGATAGCGAAGAAAGTTTAAATGAAGATGCTGAACGTCTGGCATCATTGGTTAATGTTAAAAATTATACACAGCCATTAGCTGATACTGAACCTAATGTAACTGGTGGGGTTGACGCAGCGTGGCGTGACGTAGTAAAAAATTTACAATAAAAAGGAGAATTTAAAATATGACAGAATCAACAGCAATGAAACAAGGGACTTTATTTAATCCAGAATTAGTAAAAGAAATTATGAGCAAAGTACAAGGGCGCTCGACTCTTGCAAAATTATCAAATCAAGAACCTATTCCATTTAATGGAACTGAACAATTTATTTTCAACTTAGAAGGAAACGCGCAAATCGTAGGAGAAGGGGAACAAAAAGGAGCTGGAAAAGCTGTACTTACATCTAAAGTAATTAAACCTTTAAAATTCTTATATCAAGCACGTATTACAGATGAGTTTAAATATGCATCGGAAGAGAAAAAACTAAGTTTCTTAAAACACTATGCTGACGGGTTTGCTAAGAAAATCGCAGAGGCTTTCGATATCGCAGCTATTCATGGATTAGAACCTAAATCTTTAACGGATGCAAGTTTTAAAGATACTAACTCATTTGATGGATTAGTAACTGGAAATGTTGTTACTTATACAGCTACTACAATTGATGATAATATTGACACAGCAGTTCAAACTATTGTCGCAACTGATAATGAAGTAACAGGAATTGCAATGTCATCAGTTGGCGGTCAAGCAATGTCTAAGGTTAAAGATAAATTTGATAATGTTAAATATCCAGAATTTAGATTCGGACAACGTCCAAATAATTTCTTTGGTATGGATTTAGATATTAATAAAACTTTAACTGCACAAGGTGGAAAAGGTAAGAAAAACCACGCTATCGTAGGTGATTTCCAAAATAGATTTAAATGGGGGTATGCTGAGAATATTCCTATGGAAATTATTGAATACGGAGATCCAGACGGAACAGGACGTGACTTAAAAGCATACAATGAAATCTTACTACGTACAGAGGCATTTATCGGATGGGGAATTCTTGATGAAAAAGCATTTGCACGTGTAGAAGAAGCGTAGGAGGTGTTCTATGTATAAATATAGACATAAAGAAACTGAAGTAGAAATCTTAACAGAAAGTGAACTATCAGGAGATTGGGAGCTTGTAGAAGAAATTAAAGCTCCGACTAAAAAAACTAAGTCAGGGGAATCTGACGAAGAATAGAGGTGTAACATGACTACACTTGAAAAATTTGCTACACTTGATGATTTAAAAAATTTATGGAGAGATCTCGAAGAAAAAGAGGTAAGTCGAGCTAACGCTCTTTTAAACACTGTATCTCATGTATTAAGAGTAGAGGCTAAAAAAGTTAACAAAGACTTAGATTTATTAGTTA